AGTTCATATCCAAGAGCTGCCGCTACATCAGAAACCCCCACGTAGGTAAGTCCTGAGTTTCCTGCCAGTGCCTTGAATATTACGTGCTTTACCCTGTTGGTCACATTGTTCATTTGGACGGCTGTGCCTGCCGATGATACGTTGGTTGTTCCTTGGTCTACTCGCATTCTATTCTCCTATTCTATGGTTCCACGACTTGAATAGTCGTAGATCCTCTTTCATCATGTCCTGTAAATTCCATTCCCTGTGCAGCAACAACATCAACATAGTAGTTGCGTGTGCCTCCGCTGTCATCACGGAATGTAAACTCCACGAGTGTATTACTTTCAATTGCACTCACCAGGTTCGACCTTAAATCCTTGGGAACATTCCCCTTGTACTCCCTTGTTAGGTCCACATCGATCGTGTGGCCCCACTTCGCATTTATCTTCTTACGAAATTCCAGGGTGAGGGATACTACATCCGGGGTATTAAACTTCTCAAGCCCTGTGCTTGTAGCGGTAGATCTGCTCAACGTCAGCTTGAACTTGATTGACCTGAATGTAGTGCCTGCACTACTGCCAAATGTATAGGTGTACGTTCCTGAAGCCGCTCCCATTGTTGATGAGTCGAGGGACGCTACTGCCGTAGTATACGACTCGTTATAATCCGTGGCGTACTCTACCTTGATCTTCTCGGCAGTCGTAAGATCTTGTGCCTCTATCCTTAGATTAAGTGCCAGCTTGTCCACCTCGGACTGCCCTGCATTGAACCACGGTGTTTCGTGGGTGCCAGTCAACGCATAGGAAAACTCGCTGACTTCTGATGGGTTGATAATATCTTTCGGCAAATCCATGAAATGCACAATATTGTTATGTCCCCAGTACACACGGTACTTGGAATACGCATCTGACACATGAATGGAATCAATCCCCTTACCGCTTGATCCTGACAACCACTTTGTCTCCCATCCCATATCGTTATATCCCAGTATAGAACTTTGACCTGAATCTGACGCAATAACCGTAGACCCCTGATGGCTTATCCATTGGTATGGTAGAGATGTTGCTGAAATTGTCCCAGGTGCAGCTTGTGCATCCAGTGCTATAAGCAATTCATTGTGCGTACCCGCTATCTGGCGTATGGATCCACGTTTATCTGACGGTAATCCGTCATCACGGTCTGGTCCTACCACGGTAATGACAGCTGCATTGTTCCCGTTAATATATTTATATAGCCCATTACCTGATGGAATGTACACGGAATCACGCCATGTTGCCGTACCCTTGCCATTATCAGGATGGGTTGGGAACGTCATCTGGGTCTTCTCCCACTTGGCATTGTCTGCATTATGGGCGAACAGTCCCTCTGTCGTAGCAGCGTAAATAATAGGGATGCCCATAGCATTTCTTGCTATGAACAACCTGGTTACTGATCCATCCGGAGTTGGCAACACCGCATCATCCACCTCTGTTCCTATGGTAGTTGCGTACCATAACTGACCTGCATGGCTGATACCCCAAAGCCTTTCGTCCCATACAGTAAGATACTTTGTGTCCTTGGAATCATTCGATGTCCATGACGATCCATCGTAATATGTATACCCGGATCCATTAGTATCGTAGTGGGCAAACACGAGATATGTTGTCCCGCCTGCATTAGTAAATACCACGCTATCAGTTACCTGGTCAGCAGTAGTATCAACTGCACTTCCCCAGCTATCACTGGCATTCGCATACTTGTAGATCTTTGCATCTTCACTGACGCTACCATTCCAGGCAGCGTACACTTCATCGTTGTACGTATTGATTGCACCTATAGTCGCTTCAGTCAGACCATGAGAAGGACTGGTGGATTCAGTAGCTAGTCCGGGTAATACAAGATGGTTCTTATAACGGAGCTGGCAGGTACTGAACCATGCCCGGTTCACATCACCTGCACCTTCCATGCGGTTGATTCCTATACCACCACGCCAGTCACTCCATGCAATGATGGATGACCGCAGCTGTGAGTCCTTTGTCGTATCCCCTATGACTACCTTGGAAGGGTAGATCGAGGCGAGCGTTGACCGTATTGGCCGTGTCGTTGGATAGTACACACCATTCAGGAAGATCTCATTTTCTTCTACTACGGAGTTTGCCATCAGTCCACAGACCTCACGTTAGCAAGCATTGGAAATGCCCGCCTAGCCCGTGTTGCCTGCTCTGACCAGAATGCTGAAAGCTGTCTTCTTGCATCAGGATCCGTACCTGGACCTCCTGATGTTGCAAGCAATGCCAGGGTAACAGCCTGGGATATAACGTAATCCTCATCTATTTCCGTGGTATCTGAATCCGCTGTCATCAGTGCAGGCTTATCACCGCCTGTGATTTTCATAAGGGAATAGTTAACCGCTTCATGACCGTCACGTACCAGTATAAGATCCCGTGATTCCTTGTCGATCTTCCAGTTACGCCTGTCGAGGGTAGTCCACTCAGCCGTATCATTTTCTACAGCCACTATGTCATCTATCCATACGGTACAAGCACCAAGGTCTGAGTCATACTCAAGACCTACGGATATGATAGCCGTGTCAGTCTCCGGGTTTGCCATAGACATCCGTACAAATGTCCATGTATCAGCACTTAATGCCGGGATACTGAGTGTTTCTAATGGAGATCCGCAGGATGCGGTGTCATCAAGAAGTAGCTTGAGGTTCCCTGCACTGGTTGCCACGGTGCTTTTAACCCACATCTCTATGGTATCGTACTTGGAAAGGTTGAGAGAGGTAATGCTGTCCGTTACAAAATCCCCGGCAGAAGCCCCATCAGCTATCACCATCTTGAGTGCTTGGGATCCCTGCTTCCTGTCCTTTGTGTCCAGCGACTGGGTAAAGTCCCCATCTGTTTTCTCATCAAAGGTTACACCACAGGCATGGATCCGCACCCTGCTGACTTTGTCCCGGTATTCGATCTTGGATATCATGGAGATACCGCTTGGGATATCGAACCGTGTCTGGTGCCCATCACCATGCAAGGTTATATTCTCAATGGGATCATAGACCCATCCTGTAGCTGACATGATTGCTTGGTTTATATAGTCATCTATATCATCAGGGTTGTAGGCACTATCCCATAGTTCGTAGGTTTCCGATGCCGTGGATGCCGTTGCTGCCGGCATGAACGTAGAAGTGGTGACATTACTACTAATGGATGAATCCGTAATCCTCCTGGTAAGCGTATCATTACTGCCGCTTGTGAAGCGTATCCATTTACCTATCTGGTTATCTGCTCCACCAAGTACCAGTGTGTTATCAAGAAGCGTAGTCGTGCTTCCGCTTGACGTAGCAGTAGAAACGTACACGGCTCCTAAAGCACGGCCTATGTGTTGCCGTAATTGTTCACGGGTTCTCCCTTGTATTGCTGGCATATCACTTCCTTCTCACCTACTTGGTAGATTTCTTTTTGGAATTTTGCGAAGCCTTCTGTTTTTGTAACGGCTTTACAGCACGTAAGGCAACAATATACCTTGGGTCCTTTAGCTTCTTTTTTATTTCAGGGCTGAGTTTACCTGCCATGCTAATACTTCCTCTTCTTATCTTTCATTTTCTTCTTAGCCATACGAGCAGCTCTCTTGCCCTTGTCTGTATATGGATAAGATTTTCCACCAACTTTAGGCATAGTCACTTCTCCTTTTTGCCGTTCTTGAGTTTCTCCAACTCATCAGTAAGCCGTTTATTTTCTGCTTCCAGTTCACCAAGGGATCTCCTTAATGCCTGGTTCTCAACTTGTAACGCCATCTGTGGATTCCCAGCCATCACTGACTGGATATCCTCGGTCTTAACCTGTACTTCCATTTCCTTATTCCTCACACTAATTGATAATATCGTACCTTATTGGTACGTTCTCTACGCATTGCAGCACTGACCCTGAATGATTCCAGGGCCTGTGCTATCTGTTTCTTTTCATCCTGTGTAGGCGGTCTTTTGTCATACTTCGTCCGGACTTCTTCCATGAATCTCTCAGCCGCATTGCCCATCATTTCTTCCAACTGGTTCTGGCTGGTATCTTCATCGGCAAGGATCTCTACCCTTGTCTTGTGTTCCCGTCCGAACTTGTCCTTGGCTCTCAGCATAAACTGATGCCTAACCACGCTACCGCCTGTTTCCGCATTCCTTCCGAGAGGGGCTACGCCTGAATAACTAGCCCCTTTCGGTATCCACAATTTTCCTGTCATTACATACCTAGCCGCAACCACACAAATGAATACTCAGTTGATGCCGCTACGTTGATGACATCACCAAGCACTATCTCTGCGCTGTTGTTATCAGCAGACACATCACCTGAACCGTCAGTTGTGCTACCAGTAATAACTTGGTTACCAACTACAAATGTGCCGTTTGTTAAGACTGCACATGGTCCCTGTGTCTGGAACCAACCATAGTAACCGTTAGTCATATCTCGGTTAGGAATACCCATGACTGGACCATCAATGTCGTTAACGTCCCATGCTTCAACTGCTGACCAAGGGCTTTTGGCAAGTCCAACCTCGGATGAGGTAGTCAGTGCTGTAGCTACGAAGTCACTTTCATACAGGTCAATGGTGAGCGTTCCGCTTGATGTAGCTGCGGAATGTCTCCAGATAGGCCAGAATTGACCCTCACCTGCTGCGTCATTCACAAATATGTACCCATCTTCATAGTCCCCAACATCGCCTGCACTTCCAGTGTAATACTCAGAACCGGATATTGCAGTTGTTGCGTTGGTAACTGTGATTGCACCAATGCCAGAAGCATTGGCTGATACTGCCGCTGCTATCGCCAAGTCTTTAATATGACCAGAAGATGTTGCAGCTGCCATTGTGAGCTTACCTGCGGTAATAGCTTCGCCAACTTTACCATAGGAATATATCCTACCATCAGGTAATATCAGCTTTGTACCAAAGCGTCTTTTCTTGGAGCTGGTATGCTCCTTCTCTAAACCAGGGTGACCAAAGATCACATTAGGATATGCCATGATAATCCTCCTATAAGCAGGCTCTATGTCCTGCGACTGCCGTTGTTAATATATCGCTAGGCACGGCAATCGTACACCTAACTAGGCATTAAGACCTCATTCGTCTTTTACCTCTTCCTATCGAGTACGTTTGTGTACTCACCGTACTTTCCTCGAATGAGACAGGGGCACTCGACTTCCGTTTATCCATGCACCATTTACAGGTACACGTATCACCCGGAGGCCACTGTAGCAATCCCTGCCTCGCCTTTCTCGTTATATAATCAGGATTCCCTGGCAATCCTTCGACCTTTGTACCAACCTCACTCACCACTTCACCGCTGGGATTTTTCAGTTCCCTATGGCGGTACAGCGTGACCTTCGGCTGCCACTCGTCAATATAGTCCCAGGAATATCCTTGACTAACCAATTCCTCTCGTAAGTCAGTACGTTCCTTAGTAGTCATTGCCATACTGTTTCACCTATTCCTAATTAAGCTGTTGCAGGTGTACCTGCATCCAATGTCAATGCGACTCCCTTGGAGTCATCGAGTTCAAACACACCATAGTCAGCGGTGATCACTACCTCGGTTGCCCGAAGGGAAGCGTCACGTTGTCGCTCAGTTCTGGTGTCCACACTCTTGAGTACGGCTAAAGCCGTTTTGTCTGCACAGACTCCAACTGCGTCATCGCTTGAGTCAATCGAAATGTTACCGTCTTCAAAGATAGGAACACCGTTGATAGGGCGAAGACCGCTAAAGAAGTTACCCAGTAGGTCCTCAGACCATCCGTGTGGTACCGGGTAGGTAGCAGAAGCTGTGACTGCCGTATTGGCAATATCCCATACAGCAAACGGGTGCTGTACGATATAGACCTGTGATCCGAAGTTGTTACCCTTGGCATATGCCACGGTTGCGGATACGTTGGCAAGGCTCATACTTCTGCCTGCGGCTCCGATATCTGTACTGAAACCACTGTAGAGTGCGAGAACGTCCTTGTCCTTTTTCCTTGCCATGCCATCACCTAACTGACGGCCTATGATAGAGAAGACATTCTCTGCACTTTGCCGTGCGAGTTTGTCTGTAATGATGATCTTAGCCCCAACTTCCGCTGCGGTTAAGTCCACCGTGGTCATACCGATCTGTTCTTCATCGACAATGTCAAGACCATCGACTAAATCGGACATATTCATTTGCCCCACTTTCGGGACTGTGACTTGCTTTGAACCCTTCGGCAATGTGAATTGCTCGATGAGGTTCATGGC